TATTACTGCATTTGGGTTTGCCCAGTCCTTTTCTAACTGATCAATATCATCTACACTACCTAATGGCACTAGAAGTTTTAGTCCCGCAGATGCTTGGGCATGTGAAAGGGCTAAAGACCAAAGCTTGTTTAATAACCTCTGCATTGGTCTAGCTCTGGATACATCGCTCTTGGGATATGGTGTGGATGTCCAGATATTCGGTAGCGGGACTATTGGATACTCGTCAGTATTTAAAATCTGTTCATACAATACCACTTCACCTAGACTAGCACAAACCTTTACCCTAGTTTGTAATACTTGTATTGCTGTAAATGCACCTATCTCCATCGCTTCAGAGTTTTCAAATACGAACTTTTCATATTCTTCTTGAGATAGTATCTCTTCTTCTTGAGATTGCATATCTATAATACGATAAAAAGGAACTTTTATCTTATAAAATCGTTCTAGTATCTGATACTTTTGAACTTCAAAATAATCTTTATCTTTTACTTCTGATGGAGTAAACACATTCATTGAATTTCTATTTTGAGAAGATGGGTAATCTTCTTCATCGTATGTAAAACCAGATAGTTGTCTTATCAATCCGGGTATCTCTTCTCCAGTTGCTGGATCTACACTATCATTTAATTCAGGGTAGAGGTTAACGACCTGCTCACCAGTAAGGATGGTAGAAAGGATAAGACCATCCGAATCACTGAACCACCGATCTCTTGAGCTGGGAGATGCGTAAACTCTAAAAGGGTCTAAATAAGTGAACTTGACATCACCTCTACCGAAATCTGATTCCCTATCAATATAAGCATACATATAACCCATACCAGTAACAGCATAATCTTGTATTGCTTGCTTCATTTGCCAATCACCATCAGAGTTCTGCCATATATACCCCATGATAGTTCTCCATAAGTTGGCTACTTGTACATCAGAATCTTCTCTGGGTACGATTGTAAATGCTGGAGCTCTAGATGTTAATACTGCTTTAAATTTTTCTATTGCTGAGGATACCCTATCCATAGGTATATCAGCTTGATTACGTTGTGCTAGTTCATCAGACTCATCATTGGTAAAGTGATTACCAAGATAAAAGTCTATATCTCTTCTAGCTTCTGTATCCCATTCAGAACGAGCATCTCGCCACTGACGATACAACTCATCGTTTTGTTTTGCTCTTGGATCTTGATCCATTAAATACCCATGCCTTCAGGTTTAAACATTGGTACAATAGGGGTAAAGCCAGAAGTATCTGCTGGTAATCTCTCTATTCTACCGCTATCTAACTGCATTAAAGAATCTAATATTTTGCTTTGTAGTGAATCTAACCTAAGCTTCTCAAAAAAGTTTTTTCCTTTTTGTCTAAGAAGTTCAGCATCTTCCATATCTAATACTTCTCTTTCATCTCTAATAATTCTCATCATATCACCCTGCTCCATACCACTTGGTATTGGTGACATCATTTCACCAGAACTTGGAGGTCTTTGATCAAAAGGTACGAAAGGATTAGCTTGCATCATCATACTAGAATCTTGAACTGCACCACCTTCTTGATAGCCGTACTTCTTTTTCTTTTTAGCCATACCGCCTTTCATCATACCAATTAATCCACCATCTTCAAACACATCAAGAACTGGTTGACCTCTATAGTCTAAAAATCTTTCTGGATTTTGCATATCATATCTCTCACCAGTTGCACTTGAATCATAATCACCGTAAAAAGGATTTCCAAATCTCTTATAATACTCACGAGAAGAATTATCAAAACTTTCATTTAATGCTTTAGAAGCAATAGGTCTTCTTATAATCTCTCTTAATAATCCTTCCAACTCTTTAGAAGCTTTAGTATAATCTTTTAATGGTTGATCAAAATTTCCTACAATAGGTTTATCTTGATTGGCTTGATAAATCATTTGACCCATTTGCCTATTACTAGTAAGAGCCGCTTGTTGTAATTTTTTATCAGCTCGTTTTAATTTTCTAAATAAAAGTTTATCTCTAGCATCTCCTTCGTCACCAATATCTGGGTTTACTCTATTTGCCCATTTTTGTATAGCCTCTACTGGTTTTCCTAATCCTTCATATTGAGCTTTATTAAAAGGCTCTAACGCTTTTCTATATATATTAGCTTCATCAGTATATTTACGTTGCAGATCTAAAAAATATCCAAGATTTTGTATATTAGCAGATGAGCCAGAAGGATCTTCTTTTAATTCATAATCTACATTAACAAATTCAGGGTTTAACTGCATTGGTTCTGCTCGTCTTAATGCCATATCTAATACAGAACCACCTTCCTGCATGTAACCCATTTTATTTCTAACATCTTCAGGAAGTTTAGCAAGTCCGGGGTTGTCATCTGGTACTGGTTTTAGATTGCCATGAGCTTCACCACCATGTTCATAACCCATCATCATTTGATTTTTTACTTTACCGCCATGACCATACATATCAACTTTACCACCTCCCATGTATTGTTCAACCATACCACCGCCCATGTACTGCTTTGCATTGACCATACCACCACCATACATGCCAGTCATATTTTTTAGTGTAGCCATAGCTATCAGTCTATCTATCTCAGAATGACCACCAGCTTCAGGCATATCATTTAATTTTTCCAAAATGGGTACTCCTATCATATCCACAGCTTCTTTGCGAATAACAAATTCACCGGGAGTTAACATTGCTTTAACTGTGTCTGTCGTACCCGGCATTAGTCTCTAATCTCAAAGTGGGGAAAATCATCGAAACGATTGTCCATTACTTGAAAATCCATATCCCAGTCACCGCCCCATCTCAGATTATAACCCATGCTCCTAGCAATACCAATAACAAACCCAGCGAAAAGAGTCTGCCTTTCTCTATCCTTCCAGTCCACAGGATAAGGGGTAACGTCAACGGCTTTAGAAGGACTAGAGTTGTGCCTACCATTAGGATACTTGACTTTAGTACGACCTTCATCATATAATTTATTTTGCCTTTCTTTGCTTCTATGTCCTTCTAGAATAGAACAGTCCACATGTTTGATTACTTCATTGAATACTTCCTGTAAACGCTCATCACAGGTAGCTAATCTAGATTTTGATCTTTTTGAAAAGTATGGCATGTGGTAATTTTATGTAATATAGCTTACAAATAAACAAATTACAAATACAAATGTTTTATGCACGAGATCCAGTCATCCAGTTATAGGCTTTCTTTTTTATTCTCCTAACAGGACTAGCCTCTTCATTTAGTAATGATTCTCGTTTAGTCCTTGTACTCTTAGGAGCTTTGGCAAAGTAGTCTGCATAATACAACGCATCCATTACATCATCGTTTCTTGGCTTAGGATGTTCAAAGAACTCATCTACTAGTTCTGTCATTTCTCTTCTAATATAAAGTTTTTTAGAATTGACAATAACTCCCAAGCTTGTTTCGAGCCTATCTTGTTTTTTTATCCTAGCAGGTGGTTTAACCCCTTTGAAGATTCCGGGCATCAGTCTTTTTTCACTAGCAGACATTCTTGTTACCATGTCTCTAACCATTTCCTGTGCCGCTACTGTTTCTATCGTTACTCTTCTTACAGGGTTATACTTGTTTGCCAGTTTGATAATTTCTTGTGGTACGTCAAATGTAGGTATTCTTTCTCTAAAATATTCTAAGACATAACGATTATTGTTAGAATCTATTGCCATAACTAATATCACTTGAAAGTCTGATGTCTCTGATGCTGTAGCCGCTAGGTCAACTCCAAGATAAATGTTCACTGGTATAGCATCTTCACCATCTATGAGATAATTAAACTTGTTACGACATTCTACTTGTCCATTGAAATATTGTATTCTATCTATTTTAAATGCGGCATTGGATATATCTCTAGCATCGTTCATATACTCCTGTGCAAACTTATTTACCAGACCAGCTTCGATAAACTCTCTTTTCTTTGCTTTTAGCTTTTTTAAGGAGAATTGTTCTTTCCAGATAGACTTACCATCTTCTATTGCTCTTTTAAATGTTACATGCCAAGGATACTCTCTGCCTTCTTCTTTTGCTTTGTTACTACCGTCTAGTACAGTTTGTAAGAAACTATCAAAATGAACTATTGTACCTGATAACCATATCCATCCTTCTCTACCGGGTGTTTCTTCTAATGCTGGATATACTGTAGATACGATCCATTTTTTGATATCTGCTCTACGCTCTGGTGTTTTGGTATTTAACTCTGATTCAAAGTCATCTAAGATAATACCAGTATAACGAACATCTACTTCTGCAC